GCACCTCAAGATCTAAAGCTCCCTTGATCCTATCTGCGATATAGTCACAATATGCCATCATTACGCTGCCTCCTTAATGCAATCCATAGGAGACACACGCTTGACATGTTTCAACTTAAATTCGCGATACTCATCATCGCAGCCGTCAAGCCATTCCTCAACAGTTAGAACTGCAGCTGGAAACTCTTTCCAAGTGATATCGTTTTCGATACTGGTAGCAGCGACAAATGCCATAGCATCAGCAGGAGTCTCTAGGTCGCTGACCATATAGTCTGAACCAGACTTAAACTTCCAATACTGGTTACCATCTGCAAATCTCCCAGATTCACAGTGTGCACCGTAGTTTTCTAACGCTTGACATACAACAACAAAAGTAGCCATAATGATCTCTCCTCATTTATTATGGTACCATTATACAACGGAAAAAGGGGCTTGTACACCCCTTTTTTTACTTTTTTATGTAATATTTAAGTATTAACGAACTTTAATCTTAATCAGATCGAACCGTTCAGGTCCAACAATGAACCACTGGCCAGTTTCGGTGTTATTGAGTAAGTCTCCAACACCAATATTTCTGAGCAGGCCGGTTCTTAAGATGAGCGGGTTATCCCGGCTTCCGTTGATTAGCTTCTTAACCTGAGCGCTATCAGTAGCTTCCACATCAGCAGTTTTTTCGTACCTGCCTTCTCGGAAAGCCAGGCGTGCATCTGCCTGTGTGAATGCGTTTGAGATGCCATAGAAAACTGACAAAGATGCCAGTTCCCTATTTGCCTTTTTGATTTGATATACGCTATGTTTAGCCATAAAGTGTCCCTATCTTTTTAATGCCGAGTGCCCAGTTTTCTGCTGCATTCTCAACATAGTGAAGTGATCTATTCGGGAACTCTTCCCTGAAGAAACATTTATCATTGGAATCAAAGTATTCAATGTAAGCAATCTCTTCTTTGAAATCCATACAGACATCGGCTTTACCTTTGCCGGCCTCTGCGTAATATGTAGATATCTTCTTACCCATATTTATAACCTTTAACTAAAGAATTTTTCCAACATTTCAATTCTATCATTTGCTGTTGCCATAGTATCTAGTTCGGACTGAATAGCCTCAACAATATCACTATGTTCACCAATACCAACACTGGAATTCATATAGACCATGATGTTAGTTTTGGCTCGTTCGAGTTCGCCCTCGGCATGCATCCGTGCTGCCTTGACTAGTTGTTCCTTCATTGTATTTCCTTTCTTACTCTACGAAGTCATTTACCATAGGGAAGATTTTAGTGATTGCTTCGGCACATGCCTTAGCTACTTCAATATGTTCTTTCTGCGTCCCATTGCCTGAACGAAGCTCAATAAAGTGGACCCATGACCGGATCGACCCTTGCATATAGAGGCGAGACTTAGTATTACCTTCTGGCAATACTGCACGTGCCTGCTCTTTTGCAATACCATTGTATATAGCCCAGTTATAATGCTCCTTTGCGGCATCAATGACGTGTTGCTGTCGCATTCGCCATTCAGCCTCAAGCTTCGAGTCTGCATTATCAATAGAGTTTTGACGATTCTTTGTATCTTGCAAACGTGCTTCGCGCAGTACAAATGAGTCGCCAAACTCGTTTGGATCAGCATATCGTTGACTAAACTCTTGGAATGCAAAAGAACGGTGACGCAGCATTTGACGTGCAATGTCACGTGTTGTTTCGATTTCCATAGTGGCGGAAGCCATTTCAAATGGTGACCAGTGTTTGTGCTTTGCCAAATAGTTCAAAAGCTTTTTAGTAGTTTCCATATTCATCTGATTTGATGGATTGGAAACCCGAGCACAGAAAGAGATCAGATCTTGAACATCTCCCATGCCTTCTTCTTTAAATTCATCGGTGGGCTGAGTGCAGCCAACTAGTTTAACTCTCATTCTACGAAGTCTCCTCCAATTTTATTAACAACTTTTATATCAAAAGCCTGAATTAATTCTTGTGCAAATGGACTTAGGTCTTCCATCCATCTTTCACCCGACACTAACTGTGTTAGTTGATCATAACTATATTCCATAAGTTCTAGTTTAAATCCATCTTTGTATTGTATTTCCTTTATATTCCAAGGGAGCCTTTGATTTCTTTCAAATACCGGTTCAACTTCGCTTGTTCTTCGACAGGTAATAAGTCTATTCTTGTAGATGAAATCTTCTAATGCTTGCAAAGATCCAAGACGTAAGGAAACAACCGTAGAGTCTTGAATATTTTTTCTAAGCACGTGATATTTATGAACCTTTATCTTATCAGATATACCCAAAGCATATGCCAACTTTTCAGCATACATTGATTGTTCTTCTCGAGGATCGTATAAATCAGCAGAACCAACTACACCATTCCAAACTAGATAACAACTAAGCAGCCCACAACCAGATCCTACATCAACAATATGACTTTCGTTTAGTAAGTTACTAATCTCGTCAGCAGGCCAACGATGAAACTTATCCCAATAGTCAAACTCAATTGGAAGCAAATTCGTTTCAATTTTATTTAGATAATCAAAAAACTCCATTACGCTTTAAATCCTGAAAAATCCAGTTTGTCTTTTTGCGGAGCTACCTGTGGGGCAGTATCCGCGATTAGTGTTTGTGCTGATGCTTCAACATCATACAATCTCATTCTGGCTCGATCGACCCCGATAACAAATCGCTTATTGGTTGTGGGGTCGTTGTATCTGTTCTTGAGCTGTTTGACCATGATTTGGCCGAGGCTTTCGAGTTCTTCGTTCGATATGAGGGCGAACATGAGATCTGCAGTTGCAGGAAGACCAAAGGATTCCGACGTGTCTTCAAGGCCAACGTCAGTGTTTGAATATCCGCTTCGAGTTGTCTGAGTCGCCGATACAATGGGCACGTCGAATTCGACTGCAAGTCCTCGAATTTCTTCAGCAATTGACTTGATGAGGGAATATGTATTAACCGATCCACTTAAACCTTTCATTCTTGCTGAAGAACAAATGTTAAGATAGTCGATGAAGATAATATCCGGTTCAAAGCTTTTCTTAAGCTTAAGCTCTTTTAACAAAGCTCGGAAGTGTCCGGTGTGAGCCGAACCAGTTGGATATTCTTTTACAATCAGCTTGCCAATTGTCTTCTTTGCGATTGCCGCTATCTTATTGTCAAAAGTACCTTTGTCGATTTTATCCAGTTGGTCAATGGGCATATTCATCAAGTTAGCATCGATACGTTCAGCAATTCGTTCTTCTGCCATTTCCATAGTAATATACAAAACATTCTTACCTTGGGTCATAGCCGCTGCGCCTACGTGACACATGAATAACGACTTACCAACACCTGTACCAGCCAGTGCGATATTTAGAGTCTTATTAGGTAATCCACCTTTTGTAATCTGGTTAAAGTAGTCCAGGTCAAAAGGCATCCTTGCTTCTTCTTTGTGGTAAAAGTCAAAGCGATCGTCAGAGTTATTAATATAGTCGTGGCCAATGTCCTGATCAAAGTTAACAGACAAAGCCTCAGATAAAATCTCAGGAATTGCGTTGTTAGTCAGTTCAGACTTGCCATCAATAATCTCAATCGATTTCATAATAGAAAGAAAAACGGCACGATCTTGGCACCACTTTTCAGTCTTTTCTAATAACCAATCCATATCAGCTGGCTCGGGTGTCACTACATCGTTGATTAGATGAGCAGCTGCTTGGTATTTATCAGCTGAAACATTTGTCTCATCTAGTTCGATTTTAAGTGCTTCGCCAGTAGGGATCTTGTTGTATTTACCAACATACTGAAGAACAGTATCGAAGACGGCACGATGCTCATCTTCGAAGTATTCCTTCTTTAGATATGGGATAACTCTTCGGGTAAAATCTTCATTGGTTAGTAGATTCCTCAATACTGTTGTCTGTAGACTCATCGCCAATCCTATACTTATCGTTTTCAAAGGCATCTTGTAAGATGTGGTTTAGAACGTCTCCAATATAGTTATTGAAGTTGTTATCATTCTCAAGTTCTTCTTGATCATGATCACCAGGTTCTAGGATCTGGTATTGGAACTTAAGGTTCGCAATACCATCACCGTTTTCTTCCACATGGTCAATCTTTGCCGTTACTTTTCCATAACAGTAGACCACACCTGCATACTTGGTTTTGAGCTTTACCGCCCACTGGTCATTGAAACCATTGTCTGCAAATGTGTAATCGTCTATTGTGATGTCATTATACATCATTTTCATCGAGAAGTAAACCCCCTTCTATCATAGAACGGTAACCAATTGTAAATTGTTTTTTGATGAACTCTTTAAAATCAGTTTCTTCAAGGATTGGTTTCCAGAACTCTTCGGTAAGAGTTGCAGCTGCACGAACTTTAGGATCAAGCAATTCACCAGTTTCACGGTCGACAACACAGTACCAGCCATTTGATGGTTTAGCCACATAATTACCGGCCAGGGCAATGTCAAGTAGACCACTGTACTTCTCAATACCGCCATCCCACGATACGCTTACTGGAATCTTGGATTTCTCTTTGACATAACGAGACTTTTCAACATTGATAATAAAGTCATAACCAGTAACTTCGGTACCTGTCTTATTTTGACGACGACCCAAGATCCAGATATTATCGGCTGAATAGTAAATGCCTGTACCACCACCCACAACGTCTTTCGGAAACAGACCGATTTCTTTATATGTGTGGTTAATAGCAAGAAGAGAAATATTCTTCATTGTAAGGTATGGGGTAACCATACGGAATAGACCTTTAAGTGCCTTTGCACGAGACATATCTGCAACAGATTTCTCATTGAGTGCATCCTCAAGTTCTTTCTTTGATGCAAGGTTACCAATAGAATCGATAACAATAATGACTTTATCACCACGGTCAATGTTCTCAAGTTGGCCAACAAGGTCGAACTTAAGCTGCTCAACATCTGTAATAGGAGTATGCAATACACGACCGGCATCAATGCCAAACGTTTCAAAGTAAGCTTGTGGTGAACCAAACTCAGAGTCATAAAACAACATGACAGCATCTTCATGCTCTCGAAGATATGCTGCAGCCATAAGCAAAGCAAACGAAGTCTTAAAGTGCTTCGAAGGACCGGCAAGAACAGTCAATCCTGATACAAGACCACCATCAACGGATCCACTTAATGCAACATTAACCATTGGAACTTCAGTAGTCACAACTTCTTTTTGAGCAAAAAGTACCGATTCAGAAAGAATAGCCGTATCTTTAATCTTGGTATTCTTTTTTAATTTATTCATAATTGACATGTTAATTACCTTTTGATACACGGATCTGAACTATATCCGCTTCTGTGATTTTACCGTC